TTTAGCTTCTTCTGATAGATTGATGATTCCTAAATTTGCATCATCAAAATTGTAACCTAATCTTTTATAGATTCCGTAGTTTGCCATTATTTTTTCTCCATAATATATTAACAGGTCTGCATAGGTTGTTCTGGAGTCAATCCAGTAGTGCCAGGTCCACCCATAACACCTGTATGGTAATGTGTCGAGTATTCAATTGCCCAATTTAATAAATCAAAAAATCCTACAGAACTACCTAGTATGTTTGTGCTGATGATTGAAGATAGTAAAGGTGTTGTTACACTAAATCCAAAATAACCACTCTTGGTAGCTATGACTGTTCCAGGAACTGCGACAGGAACACCTAGTGATAAACCGCCAGTTAGAGAAACAAAACCAAAAGGTCCTGCACTTACACCTGTTCCAGCATCAACCCTAGTCTGTGATGTAATCAAATCACCATATATCGCACCATTAACAACCAAATCAGAAGTTAGAGCCAGATTATCTGCGGCAGCCATACGAATCTGACCACCAAAATTTTCATTAGCGCTAATTGAAACATCACTATCAGAATCAAATTTCAAATCACCAACAACCCTTGTTTTCATCTTGCCGCCGACAAGGACATTGTAATCACCACCAACTTGTACGTTATAGTCACCGTCAACTTTTAGATTGCAATCACCAACAACCTGAACATTACAATCACCCTTGATAAGGACATTCTTGTTTTTGATGGTGATTTCATAGTCATCACCAAATACTTTATGTACCTGGTCACCGTTTGGATGCATCTCAACAAATGTTAGACCTTTACCGTGTTGTAGTCGAATGCGTTCACGGGTCGGTGTATCATCCATCTCAAACAAGTGGCCAGCTTCTGTTTGCTTTACATTGTTATATGGATAAACCGGTTGGTATGATGTGTTTGCTGCTGATTCTGGTTCAGTCCAACCGTCATCATCTATCAAGTGTGGTATATTACCTAATTCTTTCGTTGCCATAATATTCTCTTAGAATGCCGGTTTGATTGCGTCTGAAATATAATTACTCACAGAATTTTGGCTTGGCATACCCCATTGCACCAAAATATTTGTGTTTCCACCAGTAAATTCAGATACTGTCGGATTCTCTGAATTGTAGGTCTGTATATAGTTGTTTGCTGCATCTAGGTCAGCCTGACTAACTGGTGCCAACAGACCGATAGTGGCTGCAGCAGGAATAGTTATTGCAAGACCAACAATAGTAGAAACAGATTGTGCTGCCTTATATGCTTCTTGTGCAACCTCTTTCGCCGCTGCGATAGCATCCGATAGACCCTCAGTAGGAGTATCTGGCAGAGAACCTAACGCGCCAGTAATGATATCAGAGAAAACACTACCAATTAATTTAAGCAGTCTCTCTAAACAATTTTTTAGTAGTGCTAATAACTGGAGAGGTAGACTCAAAATCCATTGGATGATTGCTCTAATTTTTGTAACATATGCAAGAACATACTTTTCAAAGTCAATGATAGGCTGAAGAATTTCTACTCTTATTGCTTTGATTTCTCTTGCAAGAGCTTTCAACAAATTAGCATAGTAAGTTAATTTGCCTGATGGGTCTGAAAAACCCATAGCCTTAAGAACAGCACGAATAGCATCTCTTATGTATTTACCAACTGCACGGAAAAAATCTTTCAAACCAAGGTCATGTTTCAGACTGTCAATAAATCCGCAAACATGGTCTCTTTTTTTGTTGGTTGCATCAATGATAGTACCTGAAACACTACCATAACCAGAAGAGGGTGTATTTGATGGTGTTCCTGGTTGTGGTGCATCACCCGTGTATAACGGTGTTGGTGGATATGTCTCAACAGTAATACCACCGGTGGTTGTAGTTGGTGCTGTATTTGTAGGTTCTAATGTCATGGTTTTAACCCAGGTAATACACCCATCATAACAGGCAACTGAGCCTGTTCACCGTCCATGAAAAATCCAACAACCCAGTCTCCCACTCTAGGTGATGAAAAATTCTTAGAATCGTTTAATGGTATCATTGCTTGTGCCCATGGTAAATCTTCTGTAGGTAGAATCTTTGGATTTTCATTATGCCAACCGAAAATTCTGACCTTACAACGACCGACAGTTAGTGGGTCAACACGGTTTTCAACAACGCCAACCCACCAGATAAATCCGTTTTTTCCTATAAAATTCGTGTTCATAACTTAACAGCTTTCATCATATCTAACGATTGACTAGCTGTGAATGGTTTATTAGTTGAATCAGTCACAACTTCTATCACAGTTTCGTGTATATCACCTTTAATAATATGTCGTGCTGCTGTAATTATATATTTGCCATTTAAAGTGTTGTCTACACTATCAGAATCTGTTTTTGCTGCTCTTGATGGCATCTTCAAGTTAACAACAGTACCTGAAGTAAATGCAAAATTACCAGGAACATTCAAGTGTATTGTTGTCTGCATCAAGTTAGTAAGTATTGGTGCTCTCTGAAAAACATAAGAGTGAGTATCATCAATAATCTTACCTGTTTGAATCTCATTTGTTTTGATCCAATCAGAACTGTCTCTTGTAGTTTGAAAAGAATACAATGAAACTTTCGAATCATACATTTGTGCCGAATCTTTATTTTCTCTATTCTTACCAGAAGTAAAGTTAGGATTTTTGTTTAGATGTTTGTCAGCTCTAGAGTATGTTTGCAAATAATCAATTTTCGCAGTTGATACTTTTCTTGTCAAAGGATCAATGCCGATAAATTTGCCAGCATAAACACCGTTTGATATATTCTCCATCAAATCAAATTGAGAATTCAATGACATATCTCTTGCACCATAGAATTCTTCACCCTTCAAACTACCGATATTCTTTGGTTCAAAATTTATGTTTGTTGTAACTGGTAATTTTACAAGTGTTGATAGTGATGCAAAATTATATCCGTATTTGTTTTCAAAGAAGAAAAGATTCGGTAAATCTTCATTACTAACAGACCGTTTTATCAACCATTCTAAAGTATCAAACGGAGATAAATTTGGAACGACTACATTGTGTATGCCTTTAGTGTCATCAACAATGCCAATCCTATTTACAGGCACTTTCAGTATGTCTTGCAATACTTTTTTTGCAATCTCACTATAGATACCTTTGAACGACTGGTTGATTTTCTTCTGCATCGAATATATCATTTCTTCTGATATGAAGTAGAGTATATACAATTCAGAGTTTTGGTTTAGATTTGAACGATTGCCTAACTTGTAAATTCTAAATGTTTTGTTTATGACGGTTGCTGAGTTAGCAGGTTCATCTGACTTACTGATTTCCATGGTAATATATTCACTACCATCTAATGTCAGTTTTGAAGCCAAACCAATCGCATCTTGAATCAAAATATCACCGCGCATACAAGGCATGAACATACTATCGTAAATGTTCAGTTCTTGATAAATGCCACCAATTTCTTGAGTGCCCAGTTTTGTGATAAGTTTTAAACTTCTTATCTTAAACTGGGTCGATTGTGAGATATTGATACTCATCTAGTAAAAATTTCTTTCAATTCTTGTTCTATTGCAAATGCAAATTCTTTCTTCAAAAGTTTTATCTGTCTTTTGTTTTCGTTTTCTTCATTCTCATAGTCATAGTATGATTGTGTTTCTTTTGTTATATCTATTTTTACTTGATTGTTATCTTTCAAAGTTACTGTTGTTGTGCTGGTAGCTGTATTTGCATATGTATTTGCATCAACAATAACACGACTTTCGATTGAATCTTTAGAACCAACTGTAGTTCTTGTTTCAACTATAATGTATGAATGAGTATGACCTTGTGCCCATTCTAAACCAGTTTGACCTGCTGATGCATTCGCACTATACTTGTCAGTTACATATTTGATGAATGTTCTATAGTCTAATGGCCAGTCATATTGCGTATCAACAATATCATTCATGGCAAGAACCAACCAATGACGTTCTGGTGAACCGTAAAGTTTTGCAGCTATAATTTCTGGTGTATCACTATCTTGTATGTTGTATTTTTCATAGACTGAAGTATTTTCTTTGAAAGATTGCTCAAGAGAAAATCGAGAGGTGATGTTAGTTACGGTATCTACACCAATAATTTTATCTTCTAATGTATAGACTGTCTTAGGAAAATTTTGAAAATATTTTGACATTATTAGTAAGCTCCTCTTCCGCCGCCAGCAGAAGCATCATAATTTCCACCCGATACAGCATCAAGTGCCGAAGAGTAACTGCTGTTAAACTTAGGATTGACACCTGTACCACCATCAATCAATGGATTATTTTTTGTAAGGTACTCTGTCTCTTTAAATGTTAGTGACATACGAATACCAACAGGCATACCAGTTCTACCAATTCTTGGTGTTGGGTCATTATAACTTTCGTATGCAGCAAAACCATTTGGTGTATAATCAGTATCAATATTAGTCAATACGCAAGTTGAAATTTTTGGTATGTTTGGGTTTATTGTTCCGTTGTAATAGAAACTGATATCAAATTCTGAAGGTGGATACATGAAAAATCCACCACTACCTTGTACCAACTCTGGTGCTTGAGCAAATCTCAATCTGTCAATAATTTTTTGAACATCTTCTGCTTCTTTCTCACTTCTTGGAAACATCAAAAAGTCAAACTTGAATGTTCTGAATTCTGGAGAACTATAAAGAATTTCAAGCATCGGGTTTTGAACTTTACCGCCTGATGCAGCAGTAAAAAGAATTTTACCTACATCTCCAAATTGTGAAGCAATCGCCGCTTGAAGAAACGGAGAACCTTGTGCAAACATAGCCGCAACTTCTGAATTTGGGCTGTTCTTCCAAGCATCAGATACTGATGATAGTCCAGATAGAACACCTTGAGTTGCTGTACCGCCTGGTTTTAATTCACTATACCCCTGCGCGTAACTAAATGACAAACTGTTGGGCATATACAATGCAATAGTGTCAGCGGTTCTTCTTATTGTTCTAACACCAATGTTAGGATCAGTTACAGAATTTTGATACCAATATAATCCTGTTCCAGCAGTTACGGCAGAAGTTAATGAACTTGCTAAAGAAGAACCAGTTAACTTTTCAAACGCTCCTACAGCAGCACCTAACAAAGCAGAACTAACATCTGAAGCTACTTGAGTTGTTAAAGTAGGACCAACTTGAGATTTTATAGCAGCTTGATTATTGAATACTGTTGGAGTACCTATACCAGTATCGGCTGAAAAATTTGTTCTGATTTGCTCATTAATATTGATAAGTATGTAATGCGCCTTATCTGATGCACCTAAATCGGAAGGAAATCTATAAGTATTTTGGCCATATTGTGTTCCAGCCAAAACACCTGTTGATGGGCCAGAACCACCGTTAAACGAGATATCACCTAAGTTGAACAAAGCCATCGAAATTCCTATGAAAGTTGACTGGATATTTATATGACATTCGGCAATAAAACCTATAAGGGTTGGTTTAAACCGACCAATCCATCGAAATACAAAGGTGATGCGACTAACATCATCTATCGTTCCTCATGGGAACGGCGTGTTATGAAGTGGTTAGACGAGCATCCTGATGTAATCTGGTGGGGTTCTGAAGAACTTTACATACCGTACCGGTCACCTATAGACAACAAGATACACCGTTATTTTCCAGATTTTATCGCAAAAATGAGGCAAAAAAACGGTCTGGTGATGACCTACATTATTGAAGTGAAGCCTTTTGCACAGACAAAACAACCGGTGCAGAAGAAAAAGACAAGGAAATACCTACAAGAAGCAGCAACCTATGTGGTCAACCAAGAGAAGTGGAAAGCAGCAGACATATTCTGCCAGGAACACGGTTGGAAGTTTATGATTATGACCGAGAAGGAACTAGGTCTTTAAATCAAAGCGGACACCGTTACTTATAAGAAATCTTTCAGAAAAGAAGGTAATGATGAGTGATATAAATAAAGCATGGCTTACCTAATAGACAGAATTAATGAAGAACTGAGCAAGAAGGGTTTGAAACCCCGTAGCGGCTCGGCAAGAGATTGGCTGCGTGCCAAGATAAATGAACTCAATCCAACCAGGCAATCGGTTGTCCGAGACAAAGAAAGATTGAGGGACAGCACGATTCTTGGGAAAATGTATTTCTATTACTATGATCCTAAGACAAAAGATAACTTACCTTACTGGGACAAATTTCCTCTGGTGATTCCTATCGAAACTTATCGTGATGGGTTTTTAGGACTGAATCTGCATTACATCAGTCCCAAACAAAGACTGGTGTTACTTGATGCGTTGAGTGAATTTGCAAACAATTCGAAATACGATGAAACAACAAGATTGCGTTTAACATACAACAATCTGAAAAATCTTGGTAAAGCATACAAAGCTAAACCTTGCGTAAAAAAATACCTGTTCAAACACGTTGACAGTCGATTCTTAGAAATATCGGCAAACGAGTGGGACATTGCTGTGTTATTACCGTTTCAGAACTTTCAAGGCGCATCAGCCAACAAAGTTTATAACGACTCTAGGACAAAATTCTAATGGCATTTTCACCACAAACATTTCTATCAAACATCAGAGCCAAAGATGGATTGGCAAGACCAGCTCGATTTGAAGTTGTTCTGCCAATACCAAATTATATCAATAACTTTATATCACAGAGTTTGGTCGAACAGATATTAAACTTGCCTAATGTATTAATCGCAGATATTACACAAACTGTAAACGATATTCTTGGTAACTCACCAACAGAAGAACAGTCGAAGACTTCAAACGCATCTATAAGTAGGTATCTTGCACTACAATGTGAGGCAGCTGAACTACCAGGCAAATCGTTGCTGACAGCAGAATCTAAAATTTACGGTCCAGGTTTCAAAGTGCCGTATCAGACACAATACGGCGATACATCATTGACCTTTTTATGCACCAATCAATTCTATGAAAGAAAGTTGTTTGAACGATGGATGGAAGCAATCATGCCTACCGACACAAACAACCTAAGATTTCCAAAAGGCAATAACACCAGATATATGACCAACATCAAGGTCATTCAGTATGATGACTTTATTAAGAGAATCTTTGCTGTCGAACTGATGGATGCTTTTCCAATATCAATCGGACCACAAGCACTTAACTGGACAGAAGATAATTTTCACCGTCTAACTGTTAATTTTGCATATCAAAGATATCGTGTTGTCTATGAAGGAAGTTATGACTTGGCTGCAGCGGCAACAGAATACTTTGGTGTTGCTGGTGCTAGATTGTTCGATAAAGGTGGACAGAATGTAGCCAACAGTATAGGGAATGTCTTGAATAAAATATTTTAATTAGTGGAGATACAGTATGTTACCAAAAATTGATGTGCCAGTTTATACTATTAAGTTACTATCAACAGGCAAAGAAGTAAAGTTTAGACCATTCACCGTCAAAGAAGAGAAGTTGTTTTTGATGGCAAATGAAAGTACGGATGTTGAAACAATTATTGATACTACAAAACAAGTATTGAACAATTGCATCGTTACGGAATTAGATATCGAAAAGTTACCTGTATTTGATATTGAGTATTTGTTTTTGAACATTCGTGCTAGGTCTGTAAGTGAGGTTGTTACTTTAAATTATAAGTGCAACAACAATGTACCAACAGAAGAAGATAAAGAAAGCAAGTGCAATCACCTTGTCAAGTTTGATTTGAATGTATTGGATATCAAACCAGTATCCAAAAAAGAAGTAGATAGTAAAATACCTCTTACTGAAAACATTGGTATTGTGATGAGATACCCAAACTTCAACACAATGAAGAAATATGGTTCTGATGATATCATAAAGATGACTGCTGACTGTATCGAATATGTTTATGACAAAGAACAGATTTACTACTCAAAAGATACAACAGAAGAAGAGCGTGTAGAATTTATTGAGAGTCTACAGACAAAAGATTTGGAGAAGATTAAAGATTTTTTTGATAATATGCCTAAGTTGTCAAAGAATCTGGATTTCAAATGCGGTAAATGTGGATACGAAGAAAAGATTCTTCTGGAGGGTATAGAAAATTTTTTCGTCTAAACTTTGGTTATGAGAACTTAGGTAATTTCTTTCAAACTAACTTTGCATTGATGCAACACCACAAATATAGTTTGACAGAGCTTGAAAATATGTTACCTTGGGAAAGAGAGATTTACATAAACTTATTGATGCAACATCTTGAGCAAGAAAAAGAAAAACTAAAACAACAGAGATAAAAAAATGGCATCTAGACTAGCAGATATTTACAAGAGTGAAATGGGTCGCGGTGGCGGACTAGGATCAGCTATTGGTAAACGACTTAGAGAAAAAATTGATCCAAGGCAAATGTTTGACCAATCTGGTTTACTTACTGCAATGTTTCCTAGTCTAAAGGCTTACAATGCAACTGCAAAAAGAGAAGAAAGAGAAGAAACTAACTCTGGTGGAAACATGTCTTCAGCCGTGATGGGTGCCGTTCTTGCATCGAGCAATCTGACTGCAAAAAATACGATGGTTCTTCCAGCAATGGCTAGAGATATGAACTTGATGCGTCAGAATGTTGCTAAGTTAGTTAAGTTACAGGGTGGAAAACCAGCAATGAAGGGTGATATGTTTTTCAAAAAAGCTGGAGAAAGAAATACACTATTTGAAAGTGCATTAGGCAAGATGGGTGGTGTTACTGCAAAAGGTGGAAAAGGACTTAACTTATTCGGTCTTAGTAGTGAAAAAGATGGTCAAACACCAGAGACTGCGTTATATGTTAAATCTGTTACCGGTGAAGAGGGTGGTTTAACTGATTGGTTGAAATCATTAGCCGCAGGTGGTGCTATCAGAGGTTTAGCTTCTATTGCAGGTAGTATTATTTCAAGCCCAGCGTTCATAGCATCTGCTGCCATAGGTGGTACTGCATTATTGGCACGATATATGAAAGAACGTAATGATGAAGAATTGAAAAAACCAGAAAATGCTAATGTTCCAAGAAATGTAACCAACGCAGCGAGAAATCAAGCAACAGCAATAGCAACAGGTAACTTAACAAAAGGTACTGCTAATGATATCATTAAAAGATTGACAGAAGATAAATTAAAGGGTGCAGCTGCTGACAGTTTCTGTAATGAAGTGGTTAGAGGAGTAAACTTAGCTAAGGTTCTTGAGGTGTGTGATGATGGATTGAAACAAAAATATTTAGAGATGGTTGCAAAAGATACTGAACCGGCACCAGCTGCAACAGAACCAACTCCACCACCAACTTCAGTTCCTGATACTACTAATGATGCTAGAAGAGGTCGTGGTTATATTTCACCTGAACCAACTATACCATCAAATGCTGTAATTTCTGGAACAGGTGGAACTATATCAACAGGTAGTGGTGGTATGGTTGTATCTCCTTCATACGAGACTGCACCAACACCTATGCCAGCACCTGCATCAATGCCACGACCAACTCCTGCACCGTCTGCACCTACAAATACAACACCTTCTAATGTGGCTAATCTTGAAGGTGGAGTTAGTGATGCATTAGTAAATCATATTAAAAAACAAGAAGGATTTAGTCCTAAAGCTTTTTGGGATCATCAACAATATAGTATTGGATATGGCACAAAAGCCAACAATAAAGATGAAGTTATTGATGAAAAAGAAGCAGAAAAAAGATTGCGTGTTCAAATTGCAGATACGAGAAGTAAAGTTATTAAATATGGAATAAAAAAAGGTTATTCATGGAATGACAATCAAGTAGACGCACTTTCTTCATTCGCATATAACTTAGGAATAGGTTCATTGGATCAAGTAACAAATAATGGTACTAGGAGCAATTTAGAAATAGCTGCAGCAATTCCAAAATATAATAAAGCTAGTGGTAAAGTTGAAAGTGGTTTAGAAAAAAGAAGAGATGTTGAACTCGCTATGTTTAATGCGCCAAATTCTGGTACACAAATAGCTTCTGTAACTAATTTAGGCACATCAAATTCAATTGAATCAGCACCTAAACCAACTGCATTGGCATCTACAACATCAACATCAACATCAATTCCATCAGGTACTCAAATTGCATCAGCAAGTTCTGAATTAACATCAGCAAGGTATGCTGGCAGAGCACAAATGCGTCAGCAACCTCCTGCGCCTGTTGTTGTTAATGCTGGTGGAAGTGGTGATACTAGAATTCTTACTACACAAAAATCAACACCATATAACGGTGAATTCTACTCAAGTTTGGTATCTAGTAAGGCGCTATAATAAAAAACCCCGCCGAAGCGGGGTTTTCTTTTGGTTGACACCAATTACTTCTTTGCTTCAGCTTTCTTTTCGTCTTTCTTAGCTTCGGCTTTCTTCTCAGCAGCCTTGTCAGCAGCGAAACCAGCAGTAGC